GGCAGCAACGGGCGGGGTATGGCGGCGGCTCACCGATGATGGGGATGAGCGGTGGCAACATGGCGTGGAACAACCCGCAAGATCCCGGTTCCGGCTACAACGCAGACGCGCAGGCGCTGCGCATTGCACAAGGTCTGCCAGCGCAGGAGTCAACCAATGCCGGTGAGCAACCACCAGAGCAGGCCACCCTCGCCAACACGGCCATGAACCAACCATCGCCGTGGCAGAACCAGCCGTGGCAGCAGTACGGTCGGCCACCCGGCAATGCCTATGGCTGGGGCCAACCATTCGGGATGCGGCAACCGTCGATGCAGATGTGGGGCAATGGCGGCTTGGGCAACTACGGTCCCGCGCAGAGCAATTACGGCGGGATGCGGATGCCACAGCAGCAGTACCTATAAGGAGTGATCATGGCTGATTCCATGCTCGACAATCCAGACCTCGACACGCTGCTGAAGAAGGCCCTCGCCCGGTACAACGAGGAGGAGACTTCGCCCTGGCGCACCGGGCTGAGTTCGATGGGGCTGGCGATGCTGGCCGGTAACCAGAACGGGGGCAACCTCTGGCAGTCGCTGGGCAGGGGTGGCCTGCTGGGGATGGAAGCGATGCAGGCCGAGAAGACCCGGCAGCAGAAAGACCCGGCACAACTGGTCAGTCTGTTGAGCGCGGTGGACACGATGAAGCAGAAGCAACTGGAACGGGCGGCGATGGCGCAGTTCCAGAAAGATCGCACCGGGCTGGGTGGTGCCGGTTATGGACCTCCTGCGCCGCCGATGGGACCGCAGAGCGATGTCGGGCCAGGTGACTATGCGGGGCCGGTAACGCCGCCGATGCAAGTACCGCAGATGCCGCCACCGCCCACAGGAGGGGCGCGGGACAACATGACTCGCCAGGTGATGGAGAAGTGGCGCTTCAGCGACTCCCCGGCGGTGCGCGAGATGGCGAAATCGTGGATCGATGATTATGAGAAGTACAAGCCCAAGATCAAGGAGGTCACCACCCTGACCCAGATCCAGGACGGCAAGCCCCAGCGGGTGAAGGTGATGATCATGGAAGACGGCTCGATCCAGCCGATGCCGTCGTATGGGCCGGATCTGGAAAAGCCGGTGGCGACCGATTACGGCAAGGGGATAAGGTTCTCCGATGCCTACGATCCGAACAAGGTGATTGCGGAGGTTCCGAAAACCCTGACCCCCGGCGAACAGCAGACTGACATCCGCACCACGCGGGAAGGGGCGCTGAACCGGGCGCAGAGTGCCCAGATTGCTCGTGATCAGTTGAACAAGCCGCAACTGGTCGAGGGTGACCAGGGTTATGTGGCGGTGAACACGAATCAGCCGGGGGTGACGCGCCCGGTGCTGGGGCCGGACGGGCAGCAATTGCAAAAGGGCCAGGATATGCCGTCGCAGTTCATGGCGACGAAGGTATCGAACACCCAATTGGGCAATAAGCTCAGCTTCGCGTCGAGGCTGCTCAAGGGCGAGAAGATTGGCGAGGTGCAGGGCGATAAGGATGCGCTGCTGCCGATTTACGGTGCCCTGCCGGGGGCGCAGGATGCTGCCGCCTACTACAAGCCGGAAGGAATCGCCACCCGCGCCGCCATTGCCGACATCGGCTCCCAGATCCTGCTGTTGCGCTCTGGCGCCGCAGTGTCGCTGGATGAGTACAAGCGGACCAAGGACTTCATTCCGAGGATCACCGATTCGCCGAAGGCGGTCCATGACAAGATCGCCTACCTGCAGCAGGTCATCAAGGAAGAAAACGATGCAGTCGATGCGGTGGCGAAGTCGATGGGCTTCCGCACGCCGAGGGGCCTCGCGCCAGCGGTAGCACAACCCACCCCACCCAACGCCACCCTTTCTGGCGTACAGGCAGCGAAGCGCAGGCTATTGGAAGGAGGACAGTGATGGAAATGGACTATTCCAAGCTCTCGCTTGAGGAACTGAACAAGCTGGAGGCCGAGTTGCTAGCCAAGCAAGGGCCGAAAGAAGAAGCGCCGAAGAAGATGTCGATGACCGACCAGTTCATGCATCAGTTGGGGCTCCTGCCGCGTATCGGGGTCGAGGGACTGACAGGGATCGCCAATGTCTTCGCCAACCCGTTGGCCTATACGCTCAACAAGATCACGGGCAGCAACGCCCCATTGCCCTCGCAGGGGGTCTCGCAGGCCTTGACCAAGCTTGGGCTACCCGAATTCCAGCCGGGGCTGGAACAGTTCCTGGCAGGGCCTGCCGAGGCCCTGGTGGCGGCGTCTCCCAGCAAGTTCCTGGCCGGTCTGGGGCCGCTGGTGACACGGGGGCCGGTGGGTAAGGTATCGCCGACTGCGACGCCGACCGGGGTGGCTGCGCGTGAGGCCCCGCTGCTGGCCCCGCTGGGTGAGAAGCTCGGCATCCAGGCGCAGGGGGCGGTGGGCGGCGCGACAGCGGCGGAGGGGGCCAAGGCGGCAGGCGCTGGGCCAGTCTGGCAGTTCATCGCCAGCCAGGTTGGGGGCCTAGCTGCACCCGCTGGCATCGGCGCGGCCAAGATGGGCGGCAGGGCAGCAGTGGAGGGCATCCGGCCGCTGCGCGAAAAGGGTCAGGATCAGGTCGTCGGCACCAGCATGTATGACCAGTTGCACGATCCGAAGGCGGCAATGGCGAATCTGGAGAACGTGCCGGAATACGTCCCCGGTTCGCAGCCGACGACGGGTCAGGCGTCGCGAGATATCGGGCTGCTCGGCGCGGAGCGCGGGGTGCAGCGGATGAGTCCAGGCACTGCGATCCTCGGTGAGCAACAGCTTACCAACAACCAGGCGCGAATGGATCAGTTGCGGACGCTGCCAGCCTCGGAGCAGGCGCTGGCGCTGGCCGACATGTTGCGTGACCAGGCGGCAGACCCGATTCGGGAGAATGCTTTCGCCAAGGCCAAACCAGTGGACATCAGTAGCGTCGAGAAGATGATCTACGACCTTGGCAATGCGTCGAAGGACAACACGCTGATCCAGAAGTTTGGGGAGTTGATGAGCAAGCTCGATGCCGATCCACGCGGGGTATACGGGACGCGGATGCTGATCGACAAGTGGCTTAGGAATATTCCCGAAAACAATTCGCTTGACGCATGGGGCAAGAAGCAGTTGATGATGGTCAAGAACCAGATCGACGTGGTGCTGAACAAGGCCACCAAGGGCGAATTCGGCAAGTACCTCGACACCTACAAGGATATGTCCAAGGCCGTCGACCAGGCCAAGGCGTCGATGGAGATTCTGGACAAGTTCAGCAAGACCCAGGTCGACCTCCGGGGCAACCCGCAACTCTCTCCCTATGCGCTGAAGTCGGCGGTGGAGGGGGTACAGAACCCGGTGACCAAGGGCGGTGCCGAGACGATTTTCACTCCCGCGCAGATGAACATGTTGCAGCGGGTGATCGCCGACCTCGACCGGGCGGCGCTGTCGAACAGCAGCGCGGTGCGTCCGGCGGGGTCGAACACCTTCCAGGACATGGCAAGCGGCAACCTGGTCAATCGCAGCCTGGGCGGCGGGATAGCGCAAAACGCCCTGTTCCAGGCGGTCCCCAAACGGATTCTGGACTTCCTCTACAGCCAGCCAGAGAAGAGGATGCAGGACTTGAATGCGCGTGGCTATGCCGACCCCAAACTGGGGTTGTATCTGATGAAGCAGCGCCTGCCGCCGAAGGACCAGATCACCCTCGACCAGTTGCTCAACAACGCTGGCACTGCGTCCTATGGCGGCTTGCTGGGCGATCTATCACAACGATGAATGGTCGAGCAGACCCCGCGCACTGGCTTCAACATCCTCCTCATGGTCGAGGCGCTGATCGCGATTTGCGTGGTGCTGGCCGGGGTGGTGTGGGCCTGGTCGTCGGTGGAGAGGCGGGTGACGGCGCTGGAAGAGGCGCAGCACCGGGACGCGCAGCAGCAGGATGCGAAACGGCGCGATCAGCGCATCGAGCGCATCGAGCAGGCGATTGAGGAGCAGGGCAGGGCATTGAAGCAGATGGCGCCGAGGAGATGACATGCCGATGATCACCAGAGAAGAACAACTGCGCCGTCAGGTGCCGTATACCAAGGAAGAGCAGGACCGTCGACGGGCGAAGTCGCGAGAGGATTTGACCGGGACTGCGCTGGGCGCTACCAAGGCTGGGCTGGGTGGGCTGATGGACATCCTTGGGGCGCAGGGCGATATCAGCACGGTGCTGATGCCGCAGGATATCCGGCAGAACATGATCCCCTCGGACCATCTGCCGGGTGGGTCGGAGTGGTGGCGACAGCAACTGATCAATGCCGGTGTGTTCGATCCGCGTGCCCCTTCTACGGCGGAAACGGTGGGGACGCTGATTCCCGGCGCGGCCAATCTCGCCGGTCTCGGCGGTGCGGCGGTGAAGGCTGGCAAGGGCGTGGTGAAGGGCATTCTCAGCATGAGCGACGAGGCGCTGGCGAATGCGGGGAGGGTGGCTGGCCGGATGATCCCCTTGCCGCAGGCACCGTTGGCGCTGGGTGCGGCACCGAAGGGTCCGAAGCTCCCGCCCCAGGGACCACCAGCGGCCCCTTCGCCGCCGACCAACCCGGCAGCGCAAGCGCCGATGGCACCTCCTGTACCTCCGATCACCAAGAGTACCAACCTGCCCGATATCAGGCCACTCCCCACCGCTGATGCCATCAGAATTGCCCGTACCGAACCGCATCTGATTCCCTCCCCCGTCTCTTCAGAGGGTGGGTTTGTCGGCAGTCCGCGCAACATCAAGACCAAGGCGGATGTTGAGGCGCAGCGCAGGTATCTCGATGAGTATGTTGCCAGAGACGCCCGTGGTGGTGACTGGTATGACCGGCAACGGGCGGCAATTGCCGAAGTGACTGGGTTCGATCCGCGCTATCCCGATATTGGTGGTGGCATCCCGAAGAAACATGCGGACTGGATGGCGGCACAGGAGGGGCAAAACTCTGCCGGGGTCAGTCCAGAAACGGAGCTTCTATTCGGCTTGCGGCCTAGTATTGGTGACATCGTGGGGCTGCCGCAAGGTGGTCATTACCCGGCGCAGGATGCGGCCCAGAGGGCGGCGATTGCCGCCAATGATTGGAGCAAGTATCAATTGGCCGAGAAGACCGACGAGTACCGGCGGTTCAGCAACCCCAATCAGCCGCGCCCACCGGGCGCCACCGGGGTCAACGACTTCCGCCATGCGGTCAACCTGGGCTATACCGAACCTAGCGGCATCCCGCAAAAGGCGGGGTTAACCAAGGGCCAGCATACCTGGTCTGACTATGAGACGGCATTGATGGTGGACCGGGCCAACAAGGCGAAGCTCGGTGGGCGCTCCAACTGGACCGGAGAGCAGATCCAGGCCGCGCCGTGGGTGGTGCAAAAGGCTGATGCGATCTTTGAGAAAAGCGGACAGGGCTGGATGGAAAAATACATGAAGGATGGGCTATCGGTCACCGAGGCGAGGGCCAAAGCCTATGAGGATGCGTTCCAGGAGGGGAATAAGACCATCGGCGACTTTCTCGACAAGCACACGATGAATATCACCTCAGAGAAAATGGTCGGTAGTAAGGTGGCGGCGAGGGGGCATTTGCCAGGGTCGGCGAATTGGTCTGATGCAGAGCGCAGGGCTTATTCGCTGGACTACGACCCAAGGGCGATGGCCCCAGGCTTTCGCGATCCGATCTACAGCGGGATGCAGGCGGGGGATAGTGGGGTGGCGATGCGGGTGCGGCCATCGATCCAAAATCAAGGCATGTACAAGGCGCAGGGTGAGCCGGTAGCGTTTGAGGAGGGCCTGGTGCATCGTCCGCTGGCGGCATTCGATGTTGGGCCTGGGGGGACAAAATCACTGACCGATGCCGACAAGCTGATGTTCAACACCGGTGAATTGTGGAGGGCGCTCGTTGGCGGTCAGAACGCGGCTGCGGGGCATATCGTATGGCGTGGTGGCAGAACGAAAGACATGAATGCGGTGGCGATCCCGACGGCCGGAAGGAGTACGCCCGACGAATTGCTGGGGGTCAAGTCAGTCAGTGATCTGTACGGGATGCCTGACGTGGTGGATAGGGGCAAGGGCCTGACGCTGATGAACCCGGCAGGGGATGCCCCCGACCTGAAAGACAAGACCTTCCGCAGCCTGGTGGATACGCTGGACCCGCACGGGGTGTTGAGGCAGGAGGGTGGTATCGAGCGGGTGAAGGCCGATACCATCTACCGCGACGTGGGCGATTACCGGCCGGTGGGGAAGGACTACAACGTGGACTGGAGTCAGCCTGGGGTGAACCTCTGGGAAAAACCCGGTGAGGGACACGCCACTCGTGCCTTCTTGAATGAGGTCAATACCACCCCGCAGCTTCGCGCTGCGTTTGAGCAGAACCCGTATATCGCTGGCGATGCGCTGGCCCAGCACGGCAGGGACGTGCGCTGGGCCGACAAGGGTGGTGGCACCAGCAGCGACCTGCAACACCTGCGCGAGGTCGCTGGCACTGGCAAGGGTTGGATAAAGTTGCTGGAAAGCATGTATGACCCAGTCACCGGCAAGCTCAAACCGGGGATGAATCTTCCGGGGTTTGCGGGTGCCGGTCTGCTTGGTTATGGGTTGTGGCCTGGGGATGAGGAAGCTGGGAACTAGGCACATAGACGGTGGTGGGGGGGATGACCAGGGGGCCACTGCGCTTGGGCGGTTCCTTCGCCCTACCTGGAGGCGGATCGCGCAGAATGGTCAGCGGGGTGCCATTGAATCGCTGGTAGTTGGCACTCTGCTCCCTCCTGCTGGGAGGGGCGAGGTAATAGGTGAGTCCGTTCTTTGCGGTGTATAACTTTCGCTGTCTTGCCATGATGGTTCCTTGAAGGAGTGCTGCTATGGAATCGATGCTGTCTCTGCTGGTCGCCGTGATCATCCTGGGCGTCGTTTTCTACTTGCTCTACTGGTTGGTGGGGCAGATCCCCCTGCCGCCCCCGTTCAAGGTTGTGGCAACGGTGCTGCTCGGGCTTTTCGCTGTGCTGATCTTGCTCGGTTTGCTTTTTGGATGGACGCCGATTCCGAGGTTTCGTTAGCGGCGCGGCACCAGGCGATGATGTCCCCGGCACGCCACACGATGGGGTTGCCGGGTCGGGCCGGGGCCGGGAAGCCTGGAAGTTTGCCGACCCGTTCCATCGTTCTCGGCTTGTAGTGGAGGTAGTCGGCTACGGCTTTCTTGTCCCATAGGACATCGTCGGCGTGGATCATGTCGGCTCCTTGGGTTGGGCGAGGGCGGCGGTAATGCCTTCACGCAAGGCTAGGTTTCCCTCATGCCCCAACCAATTGCTTGCCTCCACCAGCAATTCGCGCAGCCGTGCCACCTCCGCATTCGCTGCGGCGAGTTCTGATCGCAATTGGGCAAGTTTATCTGCCGCTCCGTCTCTCATGTTGGTTCCTTGGGTTGGGCGAGGACAGCAAAGGCTTCGTTTCGTGCTGCCGTTCTGTGTTGCGGACTGTGCTGGTAACGGTAGGCGTCGAACAGGTACTGTAGCGAAGACCGCAGCCGCTTGATCTCCGCATCGCGTGCGGCGAGTGCGGTTTGAAGGCGGTCCTGATGGTTGTTGGCCGCCTGCCGCGCAGCGTCCAGGTGAACGCATTGCGCGATCAATTCTTCGCGGCTTAGCTTTTCCAATTCACGATCTGGAAGGCGGCTCATCGGGTCACCTGTATCAATCCATCGCGCCACAGGCGCAGCCAGGTGCGGTCCATAGCACGACGGAACATCAGTTGTTTATCGGCGCGGTCGGCGGTGTAGATTTTGGTGGGGTCGCGGCCGGTGCCCTGGTCAAGCCAGCGGTGACAGGCTGCGCAGAGGTGCGCGGTGAAGCAGTCATGGGCCTTGTGCGCCGCACCCTTGCCGTGGATCGACATGTTGCTATGGGCCGGTTCGCAGGGGCCGATGGCGCCGCAGTTGCCGCAGACTGAATCCAGCCGGTGGGCCAGGTCGAGGAGCTTGCGGTTGCGGTACTCCGGGTCTTTAGGGATTTCCATAACCATGCCTCTCCGCCCGTTTGGAGGCCTCCTGGCTGCGCCAGACATCGGCGGCGACCGTCGACAGCGTAAGCTCCCAGCGCAGTGCCTCGGCGCGTTCTGTGGCCTCTCTGAGGCCCTCCAGCAGTTCCAGGTAGTCGGGGTGGCACCGGGCGTCGCGCTCCTGGGCGGCGGCGCTGGTGGCCCCCTGGGCCTCGGCTGCTTTCATCAACAGCGCCAACTTGGATTTCTTGAACTCCTCCAGGTAGCCGACCTGGGCCTTCGCCTTCGCGTATTGCGGGGCGATGGTCCGCAGTTGCTGCATCCGCCGTTCGATCTGTTCGTCGCTTGCCATGGTCAGAACGGGATGTCATCGTCGAAGTCGGCCTTGGGCCGGGATGCAGACCGCTCTTGCGGCTTGCTTTCCTTGCGCTTGAAGGACAGCGACAACCACTTGTCCTTACCCTCCTTGCCCTCCTTGATCCAGCCATCCATCCAATACTCGACGCCGTTGATGGTGCAGTTGCCGGTGCGGTCGGGGTGGGTGTCCTTCTCCTTGCGTGAATTGATGAACAGGGCACCGCTGTTGTCGTACTTGGTCTCAGGCATCGTCCATCTCCGTTTGCAGGTTGCGACGGCGAATCTCTTCGCGTTTGATTGAACTGCGGAATTCCGAGTCGAAGCAGAACCAGATCGCAAGCTTCTCCTCGACGGTGAGCTTCAGGTCTTGCAGCACGTCGACTGCCTCAGGGATGCCCTTCGCGGCGTAGGCCTCGACCACCGACTGCGCCTTGCGCTGGATCGACTCGCGCTCGGCCTCGGTCAGTGCGTTGAAGGCGTCCTCGGTCACCCCCCGTGCCGACCCCTTGGGTGGTTCGCTATCGGCGCGGATACGCTCGATCCTGGCCGGTAGGGTATTGCTGTCGTGGTCGATGCTTGCATTTTCCTCGACATGCAGTTGCCCCTTGTGCCAGAGGTCCAAAGCGGCACCAAACCTCATCGCCGCGTTGCGTAGAGCGTCGCCAATGCACTCTTTCTCGCGGGAGCCTACGTCCATATAGCTTTTGCCTTCGGCGTTGCCGTAGCCGATCCTGGTGACCCCATGCACGGTCAGCCGAATCCACAGACCGCCGGTGGCATCGAACTGCGGCAGGCCGTCTTCGCCCAGGGTCATCGGCTCCCAGTTCCAGGAAGGGTCGGCGTCGAGCAGCCGGTCCGTCAAGGCGGCGTGGCCGACGTAGTCGAGATGGATCACGTCCGGGTGGTGCCAGCCCCCGCAGACCTCGCACTTCTTCTTGAGGCCGGGGGCGCAGTCGTTCTGGGCCTTGGTGCCTTTGGGGAGTTTCGACACCTGATGCGCCGGGAACGGCAGGCGCAGCAGTTCCAGCCCAGTTGGGGGCGGGGGCGGTGACTGCTGGCCCTTCTCGATGAGAGGTGGCTTCTCGGCGCTCATTTGCGGAACTCCAGCTTGGAGTCCCACTGCTGCCACCCGTCGAGCATGGGGTCGACGTGACTGATGATCAGTCCCTGCGCGTGGGCGCGGCAGACGTAGTGCAACTGCTTCAGGTAGGAACCGAAGACCGGCGTAATGTCATCCGGCCCCTCGGCGAGTGGTGCGTAGCGCACCTTGCCGGGGTCATCGTCGCGCAGCAGCTTCAGGCCGTGCTTCTCGTTGCGGTCATAGCATAGGGTGGTCATTTCGTACTGCTCCTTTCCAAGGTCTGCCTGCTGCTGGGACATCACTCGACTCCCAGTTGGTAACGGATATCTATGGTTCCCCAGCCCTCGCTGGCGATCACCGCATCGATCCAGCGGTCGCGCCAGATGTCGATGACTTCCTTGTGCGTCATTTCGCCGGGGGACATGATTTCGGCGAGGGCCTCGGGATGCTCGTGGGCCAGCCAGTCGCAGCAGTCGCGGCAGGTATCGAGGTCACCGATCTCCAGCCGGAAGGACAATTCCAGCTTGACCCTGCTGGCGCAGTCGCGGCGCAGGACGCCGTGACCAATCGCCTTGCGCTGCAACTCCTGGGCCTGGGTGAAGTGGATCACGCGCAGCAGGTTCTTGTCGTTGTCGTTCATTGCTTGGGCCTGTTGGCAGGAAACCTGCTGGAGAAGTTGTGGGTGTACTTCTCGACGTATTCGGGCCAAGTGGCCTCGATCCTGGCGCAGTTATCGCTGTCGGCGTATAGCCAGAGTTCGCCCAGGCGGCGCACGAAGCCGCCACCGTAGTCGATCATGTTCTGGGCGACGACAAGCTTTTCATCGTGGGTCATTTCGGGGCCTCGGCCTTGGGCTTGCGGTTGCGGACGCGGGGCTTGCTGTTGACGGCCGAGATGACCCCGCGCAGGTTGAAGTCGGCCTCGGGCACCACCTGGGTGAAGACGTCGGTGGTTGTCGTCTCATTGCCGACGACACTGCCGTCGTTGCCACCGATCTCGGTGACGGTGATGCGGTAGGTTTTCATTCTGACTCCCTGGGTTGTGATCATTCGGTTGCTTCGTACAACTCGGCCCACTGTTCCTGGACCGCTTCCTCCCACCACTCCTGGCCCACCTCGCGCAGGCTGGTGACGAATTCCTTGGCGGTGCATTCGCGGCACTCATCGCAGAATTCCAGCCAGCCGGTGCGGACATAGTTGCCGTCGGCGGTGTTACACATTTCGACCATCGCCGCGAAGGCGCGGTCGCGCATCTGTTCAAGGACGCCGGGATCGACTGCGTTCTCTTCGGCGGCTGACAGTTGGTATTCGTAGTGGCTCATGCTGGTTTCTCTCCGGGGGGGGGTAGGCGCTAGAGCGCAGGAGCTAGGCTCGGGCCTAGCCTCTGGGTTCTTAGTAGTCGGGCGACTCGCCCAAGTCGTCCAGGTCGTAGCCGTCGATGTGGTCGGCGTTGCGGCGTAGGGCCAGATCTTCATCGTCGAGTTGGCGTTCAAGGCGGCGGATCTCGGCCTCGTAGCTGTTAATCATGGCTTGCTGTTCGGCGGCTTGGTCTTCGGCGCTGATTTGGATTTTGGTCATTTTGTTTCTCCGGTTGGTACTGCGTTGTTGATGTCTGAATTATCAGCGCAGCGTAGAAAAGTGTCAATAGCTTTTCTAATATTATTTGCCGTTGTCGTATTCCTGCTGCAACAGATCCTGGATGGCCGCGTCCTTCGTAGGCCCCCTGCCGATCAGACATCCCGGTTCGTACCCGTCGCGGGTGGCGGCGTAGTCGTAGGCATTGGTCGGGATGGGCGGGAACACGTCATGCACCTCCAGCCGTGGCATCGGCACCTTGAACCCTGCCGCCTTCCGCAGCCGGTCGAAGCGGACCCGGATATCGGTGGCGTGACTGGGGGTGTACTTGAACTGCGGGTCGAGGATGGACAGGGGAGGCTTCATAGGATCTCCGCGAGGTGAAGGATCAACAGGAAGAAGGCGGCGAGGGTCAGCGCGATGCCGACGGCACGCTCGGCGCTCATTGCTTGTCCTCCATGGCGCGGGAGATGACGGCATCGGCCCTCATCCCGGCGTCGAAGGCGCGGCACTCGGCAACCATGTCGGCCAGGCGCTGCACGGCCTGCTCCTTGCTGCTGTCGTCAACGCCACGCACGAGGGTCTTGACCAGCACGCCGAGGGTGCAGATGGCCCCGGCGAAAAATGCCGCTTCCATGTCATCGACCTGGGCCTTGGAGGCGTCGTCGGCGATGACCGCCTTGCGGAAGCTGGCGAACTCACGGGCGAGGGGTTTCATGCTTCCACCCGGATGTCGACGGCACCGGCAAACCCGCGATACCAACCACTGAAGTGGTCGGCGAAACGGTCGGCGTCGTACTGGTCGAACTGATGCGCCTCTTCGCGCTTATCGGTGTTGAACCCCCGGCAACCGTTGCCGCCGAGGTAGGCATCGGCCTTGCGGCCGTCAGGACCAACTGCGTTTTTCAGAACGACGATCATGCTTCCTCCTTGGGGAAAACCGGGGTGATGCCGAGGGCGGTGTCGATCTCGGCGGAGAGCTTCCCGGCGTTATCGAGGTAGGGGTGCAGGCGGAACAGCACCGACAGGATGCCGCTGGCCTGGGCCAGCATCCGACGGGCGTTGTCCTTGTCGGTCTGCGACCAGTCTTGGTAGGTGTTGGGCAATTCCATCAGTGGACTCCTTGGGCGGACGAGTTGTAGGCGTCGAGCAGCGCGGCGTAGGAGACGTACTCCACGGCGTTGTTGGCGACGAAGGCGCAGGCGGTGGTGGGGCCGACACCGGCATTGACCAACGTCAGGACGTGGATCAGCGGGGTGACCAAGGTGGTCGGGACGGCGTCGATGCGGTAGGTCTTCATTGCTGTTGCTCCGGGTGGGGTGTCGATGAAATGGATTATCAGCCAAAGTGTATCGGTGTGCAATAGCTAATCTAATAATATTTCGTGGGTGTTGCAAATCAACACAACTATTGTGACAATGGCCGGATGAATCTATCCGACTATCTGAAGACCACGCTGATGACCCAGGAGGAGTTCGCCCAGAAGCTGGGAGTGACCCAGGGTGCGATATCGCAATGGCTATTGGGCCGGGAGCCGATCTCCCCGGCTCGGGCGGCAACGATTGAGAAGGCGACCAAGGGCAAGGTGACCCGGCTGGAATTGAGGCCGGACATATTCGGGCCACTGCATGGACGCCGCAGGACATAAGAATTCGCCGACCCCGCATGGCGGCGAATCCGACCGGGTCAGTCCGTTCCCGGCGGCGTTGAGGGGCACGTTCCTACAGAGACGTGCCCCTGTTTTTCAGGAGGGTGGTCATGGTCTATTTTCTGGACGGGGAGGTATGGGTGTTGCTCAATGGCAACGATGGCCCGGTGCTGCTGCGGCTGGCGGCTGATCTGAACGGCGAGTTGATCGATCTCGAACCTCGGGACAACAGGCGGAAACGGAAGGAAGGCATGAATGGCTAGGATACTGATGGTGCTGGAGATGGCGGTGACGCTGGTCGAGCGGTGCTTTGTGGCGCTGCTGCTGGCGGTGGCGACGCTGGGCGTGGCGGCGATCATCGTCTGGTTGTTCAGCCTGCACTGGTTCATCGTGCTGCTGCTGTCCCCGATCTGGGTGACCGGGGCGCTCTTCGTCGGCACCCTATGGGGTGAATGGGCGGACTGGTGCGCGAAAAAGTAGTTGGGCAAGAAGTTTTCCTTTACTTCCCAGTTTCCCAGATGCAAACTATCCGCGCCGAGTGGAATCGGTGCGGTGCATGGATGTACGATAAGCAGACCTCGTAAGCTGGGGGATGGACCGGTCCCAACCGGGCAGCGTCGTACATCCGCTGTATTCCACCCGTCTCCCGCCTTACGAGGTTTTTTCGCGTCTGGCGGTTATGGCTTGCGCCTCGGGACTAATCAGCGACAGGGGGCGTCGGCGAACAGTGGTACTGGTCGGACAGTTGCGGAAGCACCACACATACGGGCGGTGAAGCTAGCACCCGTGCAACGAAAGGCTAGCCCGGCACGCGGCTCCGACGGCGAAACAGGCCTGTGGATAAGTGCGATTCATCCCTCCCCGGAGGGATGGTTCCGGCTGCTCACCAACGGCGAGACGCCCAATGTTTTGAAGTTGATCTATATAAAAGAAGTTGCTTTTGACTTTGACTTTGAAATTCTCGATTATCTATAGATAAGGGAGGGGGTATGAAAGATTTCCAGTACAGCACCGGGCTGCTGCTCGATGCCGACTTCGCCACCCATCGCCAGCTTTGCCCGAGGTGTGCCGGGTACAGTGCCGACCAACCGGCGACGCTGGCCGCGTGTTGCCTGGAGGGGGTGATCCTGATCAAGCGCGAGGCACCGCACAAGAAGCGCATCAGCCGGGAGCGCAATGAACATCGCACGACCAAGGCGGTGCTGGCCGCAACGATGCGCTACAAATGAGCGACCCTCTTACCCAACAGCAGAAACGGCTGGAACTGCGCGGCCTCTACGAGCGCCTCGCTGCCCATTGGGGATGGCCGATGCCCCAGGCCTGGAAGGATGACCTGCCGACCATGCAGGCCGACCTGGACAGCGCCCTGGTCTGTCTGCGTGGCCTGGTGGCCGACCAGTGCGAACCGCTATGCAATCCGCCACAGTAATCCGGCTGGTTCCGGCGCAGCCGGTTGAGGTCAGGATATCCTGGTCGAATGTAATGATTGCTGCCCAGGTGGGCACCATGCGCCGGGTGTCATCGAAGCAAAAGGGCAAGGGTGTCAATGACGGCTATGAGGATGATGGTGAACGCAAGGGGTGGGATCGCGATATCGAGGGTGCGGCAGCGGAGCTTGTCGTTGCCGATTATCTCGGGGTCTATTGGCCTGCATCGGTCAATGCCGACAAGGCCGACCCGGATGTGGGCGACCGGATTCAGGTCCGCTCCAGTCACCGCCCCGATGCCCAACTGATCGTGCGTCCCGGCGACCGCCTGGACCACATCTATGTGCTGGTGACCGGGCGCATACCGGACCTGCGGCTGATTGGCTGGGTGCAGGGCGAGAAGTGCAAGCAGGACAGCGCCTGGTTCACCAACAATGGCAGGGAGGACTTGCCCAAGGCCTGGTTCGTACCACGCACGGCGCTGATCGATATGGCCTACCTGAATCTTGAGCTATGCGCCGCGCCGCCAAAGTAGACGCCAACCAGGCGGCTATCGTGCAGGCCCTGCGCCAGACCGGCTGCTCGGTGCTGTCGCTGGCCCCCATCGGCCAGGGTTGTCCCGACCTGTTGGTGGGCCGTGGCGGGACGTGGGGCATGAACCTGCTGCTGGAGGTGAAGGATGGCGACAAGTCGGCGTCGCGCCGCGCCTTGACCGAGGACCAGGCTGGTTTCCTGGAGCAGTGGCACGGGCCGCTGGCGGTGGTGACCACGGTCGAAGAGGCGCTGGCGGCGGTGCAGAGGCACCTGGGGCGCTTGCGGTGAGCGATGACGGGGTGTTACCGTGGATTGCGCTGATCGTGCTGACCGGCGCGTTCCTGGCGTGTCTGGTGGTGATCGAGAAGGTGAAAGCGCGGATAAGGCGGCGGGAGTACATGCGCCGGTTCTGGACCATGCGTAGACGAAGGGGGCTGCGATGAAACTCTATGTATTCCCGGCAGGCTCGGATGCCGACACTGTTCAGGTCATCGACTGCACCCAGTTTTATGTTCGCGACGGTGGTGACGATGCGCCGCCGCCCAGTGGCGTGATGGGTCCGCCGGGACCAGCCGGACCCGCTGGCCCTGCCGGTCCTGCCGGACCACAAGGCGTCCCCGGACCAGCCGGTCCTGCGGGACCACAGGGTGCGCCGGGACCGCAGGGTCCACCCGGACCACAGGGACCGGCAGGCAGCGGTGGCACGCCCCCACCTGATGGTGGCGACGGCGGAACAGGTGGCGGCGAACCTCCTCCATCAGGGCAGGACTATCCGACCCCGGTGCCGCCGGTGATCGTGCCGTGGCCGGAAAGCGGTCAGGTGACGTTGAAGAATGTGCAGTTGGCTCCGCTCCAGACCTGTTGCTTCCGGCTGGTCTGGAAGTCGGCGATGGACCCGACCAAATTCGGGCGGATCAATGTCATCGAGGAGCCTGGTTCAGCAGTCATCACCCGCACCCTGACGCTGAACAACAACGGCATCCAGCGTTTCACCTCGACCGAGAATGCACCATCGTGTGCGCTGTCCAATGCGCCGACACCGGGCAGTCCCAGCCAGGTGATGATGACCTATGACGACACGCTCGACATCATCGTGACCAATGGCGACCGGCCGTTGGGCGGTGCGCCGACCAACATCCGCATCGACATCATGACCCCCGACCGGTATTGAGGTGGACCGTGATGACCCGGCGGTACGGGCGGTAACCCGGAGCGCCCTCCGGGGGTGCCTGATCGTGGCGCTGACGGTGGGCGGCGCCATCGCCTTCGTTGGCATCATGCTGCACTACTACCTATGATCCTCTGTCCACTCTGCGGCCAGTGGCATCCCGGCATCGACCGGGTCCATGCGGCCATCGGCGTGATGCTGGAACAGGTCCATGCTTACGAGGCGGCGCAGCAGCAGATACCGGCGCTGTTGCGCCCCCCGGTCAGTGGATCTGGGCCGGGGTCAGGTAAAGATCAATCGCCCTCCGCACAAGCTCGGCGACGGATAACCCGGTAGACCCTGCAAGCTGCTGCAAGGCGGCTAGCTGCGGCGCGGTGAGGAAGATGTTGGTTCTGATCATCATTTGATCTCCACTTGCAGACCGGATTCGGCGATGCCGGTGATGACATCGCCGACGTAGCGGTGTTCGATCACAGTGGCCCCCGCCCAGCGCAGCCTGTCCTCGGGCAAATTGGCCCTGACCCACTCCACTGCGGCTGGGGTCTTGGGGGTAAGCAGGTAGATGCTGCCCTCATCGCGCACCAGAAAATCACTCATTGCACCTCCAGCAGTTCCAGTTGTTGACGGGCGGCGTCGAGTTGCAGCAGGAATGTCTCCCGTGCCGCATAGGCATCGCTGGCTTGGGTACGCAGACTGTCGATCAGCGCATCCAGCCGTTTGATCTGTTGTTTGGCCTGGTCGATCTCGACCAGTAGTTTGTATTTGCTCATCTCCCCTCCTTGCGTTTGACGTGGTAAACCTTGCAGTTGATGGTGCCGACCTCGGAGCGCAGGTTGGTGTGGCGCTCCGGGTGGAACCACTCATAGCTGCGGGTGGTGACTTTGGTGCAGCGTTCGTAGAACGAATTGAACCTGGCCTCGGGGCCGATGAAGTCGAAGCTGTCGCCGATACGCAGGTCGCGGAAACGGGTGTCACTCATGGCCGGGTATCCAGTGCGTCCCCGGCGGCGCGGGTGGCCGAGGTGAACGGGCCGGTGGCCCACTCCGAGTCGGGCAAGCAACCCGGAACGCAGGACCACCAGTACCAGCCAGGCTTGACGGTCTCCCCGGCATTGACGAAGCGGGTATCCTGGGTGAGGGCCTGCTTGGTGCAATACCGGGCCTCGGCAGGCCCCAGGTAGAACACCTCCAGGTTGAACTTGTTGCAGGCGGCGACGAGCTTGCGAAGGTGGGTCATTTCTTGTCCCCGATGAACTTGGCCTTGATGCCCAGCGCAAGCTTGCTTTTGCCGCTCTTGTTCCAGGCTGCCTTGGTGCCCAGCGCATCGACAATTTCCTGCCAGTCGATGTCGAGAACCACGGTGCCGGACCTCGGTTCGCTGTCGTAGAAACGCTTGAACGTCTGGTTCTTGAAGGTGTAGCGTTGTGCTGCCATTTCGATACTCCAGTGATACGCGCAGAGCGCAGGGGGAGTGGTGGGCCACTCCCTCCTGGGTTCTATCGTGGTTGGGGTTGGGGCTGTCCGGTCTGCGCCTTGTCGGTGAAGTAGGTGGTGACCGGGTCAACGCAGTAGTTGCCGCAGGGCCAGCCGTCCTCACGCACTACGCCGCATACTGGGCAGGTATAAGGACCAACCTTGGCCTTCAGGGCGTGGTAGGCCTTCCAGATGGCGACATTGGCCGCATCCAACTCGGGACCGAGATCGCCCTTGTCGATGCCGGTCTTACGCAACAGGCCGAACTCGTTGATCATGCGGATTACAGCGTGGAACTTGCGGTGGGTACGGGCGGCGTTGATGGCGTTCATTCTG